TATTAGATGCTGAGACAAACCTGGCAAATCTTTATAAGAACTCTACATCAAATTTAAATAGAGTAAATACGCAAAAACAAGGAATTCAAGAAGAAATAAACAAACAAAGTCTTAGAATACAAGAGATAGATAAAGAACTAACTCAATTAAAATCTCAAGCTTCTAATGCGCCGAATGCTTTACTTTCTATAGAACAGGCAAGATCATTGGATGCAAGAGTAGGCCGATATGATGAAGCTTCAGGAAAAGTTTATAATACTCAAGAAGAATTAATAGGTAATTGGACTGGATATACTTTTTATTTACCTGGTTATGCATTACAACCTGGACCATCTATACCAGAAAGAAAAAAATTAATACCAATAGATTCTAAGGGTAGAATAACAGAAGAATCTTATTTACAATCAACGAATCTTAATGGATCTAAATCTGAACAACTAAGTACAATTATTGATCCATCTGACAGTAAACTTATAGAGAAATCAAATAATGATAAAACTTGGAATTGTGACATTTCATATGAAACAAGATTAAAAATTCTTACGAAACGACAAGAAATAGCAACAGCAATTAAATGGTTGAGAGATAAAATACTTGCTCTTTTTCCAATTGATGGCAATTCTGCTGCAGCTCAATGGATTAAACAAACCGCTAAACATTTAGCAGCCGTATTAAAAAGTATTCAGAAGTTTTTAAAATTTGTAAATGAAATAATATTAGAAATTGCAAAAATTACTGCACAGATAAGACAATTAATAAACTGGATACTAAGTTTACCTGCAAGATTGTTAGTTTTACTTCAAGATTGTTTAGTGCATTTCTTCAATTCATTGAGTGATGCTTTTTCAGAGTCGATATCTTTAAGTGGTGCGGGTGGAGAAAATGTTTCTTTTTCTGAAGTAACAGATTTAGTATCTCAGGCACAAAAAACATTTCAAACAGCAACAGAAACAGTAGAAGCAACAACGATAGTGTATACAGAAATTAAAGCTATAGAAGCAACATTTGAAAAGGTATAATAATGGCAGATACAGAAGTTAAAAAACCAGAAGGTGATAGTACTTGGTATGAACCTGATTCTCAAGCAAACAATTCAGTTTATCCTCATGTAAAAGGATTTTATTCCGATTCTGGTCATTTTGTGGAAATGGATGACACACCACAATATGAAAGAATACGCATACAACATAGAAAGGGAAATTACACCGAAATACAGTCTGACGGAACTGAAATTCATAAAATTATTGGTGATAATTATGAAATAATGGTTAAAAATAACCATGTGTTTGTAAACGGTTATTGTTCAGTGGTAATTACAGGTGATTCTAAATTAGAAGTTAGAGGTGATGTTTATCAAAATATAAGAGGTAACGTATATCAGAACGTTGAAAAAAATATGGATTGTGTTGTTTCTGGTGAAGTAAATTTAACTTCTGAATCAGATGTAAATATTAATGCTGGAGGTTTGACTGGACAAATTAATTTGAATGCTCCATTTTCCGTTCATGTTGAGGGTGATTTAACAGTGAATGGAGGAATATCCTCTACGGGGCCAATTGCTAGTGCGGAAAATATTGTAGCAACTAAAAAAGTTTTCGGTGCTTTAGGTTTAGTAACTACTACCGGAGTTTTAGTTGGCCTTCCTGATGCAGGTCCTGTTTTACCAGGAATATACTCTGCTGGTCCCATTACATCACTTTCTTCGGTCACAGCACCAATATTGAATGATATCGTCGGACCGATAGGATTGTTCAGGGCTACTTATACAGCCCATACACACCCAGCTATAGGCGCAACAATTTTTCCACCTACCGTAGGAGCTTTATAATGGCAAATGTTTTGAGTAGATTAACTACCACATTCAATTCATCTAATTTTGGTGACGATATTATTTTAAGTGATAGAGCTAAAGCTTTTTTAAATACTGGTCCTATAAAAATAAGTTCTTGGGCAGCTAGTGACTTAGCTAACGGTGCAGTAACACGTTCGGATTATTTTCAAAATCCTGTTGCATCTTATGTTTCTAGTATATCTTCTAATTTAAATTCAATTATAACTTTATGCACATTCGATCCAGCTAACAATTATCCATCCTCAACAGATGCTGTACGAAATTTAGCTAATTCATCAAATAATTTGGTAACTCAATTGAACTTGTTTTTACAACACACGAATAGAATATCGGGAGTTTCAGAAAATTTTGTTGATGTTTCTACAGGAACAATAAAACCTAATTATCAAGATTGTGTTGGAACAGGTGGAATGTTACTAACCATATTAGGAACAACGGATAATGTTAGAAATTCTTCTCCTATTTTGAATAATTTTACTAGTCTTTATATTGAAAGTGAATTAACGTCCAATAATTGGAGTATAGGAAATACGAAAAATTCATTACAAACAGTGCCATCTTCACTAACAACATCTGAAGTAAATGCAATGAATGTGATTATAAACACTGCAAATACTTTGCTTTATACAAGAAGAACTGAAGATGAGAACTATTTTTATACATCCCAACAAATTTTAAGAGATTTTCAGATATTGAACGGACTTCAAAATTCTGGAAGCACTGAAAAAAATCTAATTACGAATAAAATAGGAACGGCAAAACTCAAAACCTCTTTAGGAGTTGAATAAATAATAGATGGCCACAATTACCACCAATGTTGCAAGAACTTATAAGGATCTAGACCTCCTTTTTAATGTTCACCCAATAAAAAAAGACGTTAATAAACACACAGCGGAAATGGCTGTGATTAATTCTATAAAAAACTTGGTTTTAACCAACCATTATGAGCGTCCTTTTCAACCAGAAATAGGATCTAATGTTTCAAAATTGTTGTTCGAACAGTTGGATTTTGTGACGGCAGCCGCACTGGAAAGAGAAATTCTCCAGACCATAAAAAATTTTGAACCTAGAGCCTCTGTTTATAGAGTACGAGCTTTACCAGATTATGATAATAATGGTTTTACAGTAGATATGGAGTTCACCATAATCAATAGAACCGAACCTATAACAATAACATTTTTTCTAGATCGAGTAAGATAAATGACAGATCGTTTAAGAGTAACAGAACTTGATTTTGATCAAATCAAAACAAATCTAAAAAATTTTTTAAAAAGTCAAAATGAATTTACGGACTATGATTTCGATGGTTCGGGGTTAAGTGTTCTATTAGATATTCTAGCTTACAATACTCATTATAATGCATACTATCTGAATATGATTGCAAATGAATCATTTTTAGATACTGCTCTACTTAGAAATTCTGTTGTTTCTCACGCTAAAAAATTTGGTTACGTACCCAGATCAGCAACAGCAGCAAGAGCAACTATTAATTTTACAGTTAATTCTTTAAACTCTACTCCAGGCAGTTTAACTTTACCTAGAGGATATATCTTTTTATCTTCATTAATCGATAATAAAGTATATAACTTTGTTACCTTAGAAGATACTACAGTAACAAAAACTGGTACGAATTTCGTATTTAATAACTTAAAGATATATGAAGGATTTTTGAATAGATATTCTTTTAATCATTCTGAATCTTCTAATCCAAAACAAATTTTTTCTATACCAGATCAAAATATTGATACTTCAACATTAAAAGTTACTGTTCAACAATCATCATCGAATACCAATTCGGTAGTTTATAATTTGGCGACAGATGCTTTAAATTTAACATCAAATTCAACAGTTTATTTCTTACAAGAAGGAATTAATAATCAGTATGAAATTTACTTTGGTGATAATGTTATTGGTAAAAAAATACCTGATGGTGGAGTTGTAAATGTAACTTATCTTTCCACAAATGGATCGATTGCGAATAGAGCAAATAATTTTGTAGCTACAACACCCATTTCTTCATTCTCTACATTTTCGGTAAATCCTGTTGCATCATCATCCGGAGGATCAGAAAAAGAATCTGTTGATCAGATTAAGTTTGCTGCTCCTTTACAGTTTATTTCTCAAAACAGAGCCGTTACAAAAAATGATTATATTAAAATAATTCAACAAAAATATCCTCAGTTTGAAGCTGTGAATGTTTGGGGTGGAGAAGAAAATATTCCTCCTGTTTATGGTAAAGTTTTTATTTCCGCTAAACCAAAATTAGGATTTGAAGTTTCTGACACAGAAAAAGATTTTTTTATAAATGAAATCGTTAAACCAATAAGTGTTCTAACTGTTACTCCAGAATTTGTTGATGTTGATTATAATTATGTAAAATTAATTTCTACAATTTACTATGATCCAACAAAAACAGATTTAAATGCTCAAACCTTGCAATCAAAAATTAGTACAGCTATAAATTCTTTCTCCAATTTAAATTTAAATAAATTTAATTCTATTTTTAGTTCATCAAAACTTAGAACAAATATTGATAATAGTGATGTTTCTGTTGTTTCAAATGAGTTAGAAATATTTCTATCAAAGAGATTTAGACCATTATTAAATCAAACAAATACTTATACTTTAGATTTTGGAGTTGAACTATCTAGAGGTACAACTTTAGATAATTTTTATTCTTCTCCAACATTTACTATATTGGACGAAAATCTTGTCGAAAGAACTTGTTTTATTGAAGAAGTTCCTTCTTCATTTACTGGAGTAGAAACAATATCAGTTATTACACCAGGATCAAATTATACTACTACTCCCACTATTGAAATTGTTGGTGATGGTAGAGGAGCCAAAGCAACGGCTATCATAGTAAATGGAAAATTAAACTCTGTAAAAGTAACTAATCCTGGTATTGGTTACACTACCGCAGCTATAAGAATTATTGGTGGAGGTGGAACTGGAGCTACAGCTGAAGCTGTTTTAGAAAATAGATTTGGTAAAATTCGTCTAGCATATTTTAAACCGGATGAAGTTACCAGTAGAAGCACAAAAGTTGTTTTAAATGCTTCAAAGAATGAAGGAGTTACTGGAACAATAGATTATGTTTTAGGTAAAATTACAATAAACGATTTTTCTCCTTTATCAATAGATAATGACTTTGATGAGTTAACCGTAAATGTTAGACCTAAATCTACAG